ATACAGGGGGAGATCGCGCACGCAGTCGGTGCCTTGGTTTTTGGCTCGTCGGATAACTGGAACTTCAACGCGTCCAACCCGTGTCTGCACTTCGGCGGTAACTATAACCAGAACGGGAACCACGGGCTTTTCTACGTGAACTACAATTCCGTGTCGAACTCCAACCGGAACATCGGCTGCCGCGTCCTTTTAGGACTGGCTACCCACCTCCATAACCGGCAAGCAAATACCCATGCCGGGGCGCGGACACCCTCGGCACCCCTTGGTGCAGATGAGCCATCAGGACACGGTTTAGTACCCTCCCGCAACCGGCGGGAGCGAGGGAAAGGCCGTGAGGCTAAAAGGAGGAACGATCCTGGAACATGAAGCGAGCAAACCACCTGTACGAAAAACTGATCTCGGAGGAGAACCTGCGGCGGGCGATCATGACCGTGAACGCATCCCACCGGTGGCACCCGCACCACAAGCCGAACAAGACGGTGCGCCAGGTGGAAGCGGATGTAGACGGGCATGCGAAGATGCTGCGGGAGATCATCCAAAGCGGGTATGACGCGGCAAAGCCGAGGCTGGCCAGGCGCTGGGACAAGAGTGCCGGGAAGTGGCGGGACATCGCGGAGCCGCGGCTATGGCCGGACCAGTATGTGCACCATGCAGTGATCCAGGTGCTGGAGCCAGTGATGATGCGGGGCATGGACCCATTCTGCTGCGGGAGCATCAAGGGCCGGGGCATCCACTACGGCATGAAAGCCATTAAGAAGTGGATGCGGACGAACAAGAAGGGGACCAAGTACGCACAGGAGCTGGACATCCACCACTTCTACGACAGTCTGACGGTGGAAACGGTGATGGGACAGCTGCGGCGGATGGTGAAGGACCGGCGGATGCTGGAGGTGTGCCAACGGCTGATGAAGCACGGGGTGCTGATCGGGGCGTACTTCTCCCAGTGGTTCGCCAACACGGTATTGCAGCCGCTGGACCGGATGATCCGGGAAAGCGGACTGTGCGACCACTACATGCGGTACATGGACAACTTCACCATATTTGGGCGGAACAAGCGGAAACTGCGGAAGCTGCGTGGGATGATCGAAGCGTGGCTGGAGCGCCGAGGACTGAAGCTGAACGGAAAGTGGCAGCTCTATCCAACGGCCAAGCGAACGGTGGCGGCGCTGGGCTACCGGTTCGGACGGGGCTTCAACCTACTGCGCAAGCGAAACCTGGTGCGGCTGAAGCTGTCCTTGTCGGCGTGCCGACGGGTCATGAAGAACCACCGGAAGATCCGCGCCGGGATGGCACAAGGGCTGCTTAGCCGGCTGGGGCAGATGAAGCACTGCAACCATGTGCACTTCTTTGAGAAGTATGTGGAAAAAGGATTGCAGCGGAAGCTGAAAAACGTGGTAAGGGAGCAGACAAGAAAGGAGCTGGCGAGATGGAATATGTGTATGGAACAGCAGTCATTGACGGCGTGACGCGGGAGAACCTGAAGGTCATCGGAGGGCCGCCGCTTGCGGAGGGTGAATACTTCACCACCGTGCGGGAGTATGAGGACAGCACCATCACAGACCGATGCCGCATCGAGAAGATGTACGACAGTGCCGAGGGAGCGGACGGAACGGAGTATGCGTTTTACATCATCGCGGAGCACTACCGGTATATCGACCGGACCAAGACGCTGAACAGCACCAAGGAGGCGACGGAGATCGCCTTCGTGGTCATGGCGGAGGCGGGGAGCATTGATGCGGCGACTGCCGGGGAGTACAAAGAGATGTTCCCGGAGTGGCAGCCGGATGTGAACTACACCGTGGGCCAGTATCGGAGATTCGGGGACAAGCTCTACCGCTGTGTCCAGGCACACACCCCGCGGGCGGGATGGGAGCCGGATAAGGCAGCGAGCCTGTGGGCCGTCGCGGCTGACCCGGAGGAGGAATGGCCGGCCTGGAGCCAGCCGCTGGGAGCGCATGACGCCTATGCCCTGGGGGCGAAGGTGAGCCACAAAGAGAGACACTGGGTGAGCGATGTGGACAACAATGTGTGGGAGCCTGGCGTCGCCAACTGGACGGAGGTAGTTGCGGAGGTGAGCGAGTGAGCCATTTACAAATCATCGCGGAGCTGGAGGCGGTAGCGGAGACCCAGGCACGAGTGATCCGGGTGCTTGCCACACGGCTCGCGGAGCTGGGGGACGTAGAGACCGGAAGGGATGAAATCGCGGAGGCCGACAAGGCATACCAAAAGGCCATCGGCGGGGGCGAATGGCCGGACTGGCCTGATGTGGGAGAGAACCGAGGAGAGGGGGAAAACTCCAACGATATGGAGGAAGTATGAGCATTCTGGAACTTTTGGGCTGCGGGGCCGGGGGCCTCCTGACCCTGACGGCCCTGATTCAAATTGCCCCAATCAAAGTCAACCCGTGGACCGCCATCGCCAAAGCGGTGGGCCGGGCCATAAACGCAGACGTGCTCAACGAGCTGGACACCGTGAAGAAGGATCTCGCCGATCACATCCGTATGGACGGGGAACGGAACGCAGACGAGCACCGTGCCCGTATCCTGCGGTTCAACAACGAGCTGCTGCGTGACATCCCGCACACGAAGGAAGAGTTCATTGATGTCCTGGCTGACATTGACTTCTATGAACGGTACTGTGAGGACCACAAGGACTACAAAAACAACAGGGCCGTTCATGCCATCGCCAATATCAGCCGGGTCTATGATGAACGGCTCCAGAAACATGACTTCATGAGTTCGTCATCGAACGAGCGTGACGGAGAAGATGAAGCTAGAAATCGAAAGGAGAATGAACCATGAACGCTGACCAGATCGTGAACCTTGTAGTCGCTGTTCTCACTGGCTTGGCCGCCTGCATCCCGCTGGCGGTCAAGCTGGTCCAGTATGTCCAGAAGGCCACCCAGGAAAAGAACTGGGGTGCCCTGCTTGGGCTGGTGGTTGACCTCATGGAAGAGGCCGAGGTCAAGTTTGCGGACGGTGCAACCCGGAAGGAATGGGTTATGGCGATGGTACAGACCAGCGCCGAGTACATCAATTATCCCCTGGATACCGAGGCACTGTCCGAGCTGATTGACGCACTGTGCGATATGACCAAGGTGGTAAATCCTCCTGCTGAAGAGATCCCAACAGAAGGGAGCACGGAGGTCGAAGCCGAAGAGAAAGTTGAAACGGGCGATGCTGAAGGAGGTGCCGAAGATGGCGACGGAACTGGAGCTGCGGAATAAAGTCGTCGGTGTCATGCGTGGCTGGCTGGGTTACAGCGAGGCGAATGGGAAGTTCAAAGCCATCATCGACCTCTATAACACCCAGCGGCCCCTTCCCAGGGGCTACGCCGTCCAGTATGATGACGAGTGGTGCGCCACGACCGTAACCGCCGCTGGGATGGCCGCCGGCCTGCATGATATTATCTTCGGTGAGTGCTCCTGCACCAAGATGATTGAGCTCTTCAGGGCGAAGGGGCGCTGGCAGGAGGATGATGCCTACCGGCCGGAGCCGGGCGACATCATCATGTACTACTGGAAGGACGGCTCAAACTACGCAACCACGGACTGCACTGCCAATCCCAACCATGTGGGAATCGTGGAGGCCGTCAGCGGAAACACCATTACCGTGATCGAAGGAAACAAGGGGGAGGCGGTGGCCAGGCGCACTGTGGCCGTAAATGGCCGGTACATCCGGGGTTATTGCCTGCCTGACTATGCGAGCAAAGCAGAGGAGGAAGACGACATGGATCAGACAAAGTTCAACGAAATGTTTAAGACCGCTATGACGGAGTATCGCAAGGAGCTCCAGGACAATGACTGCGGAGACTGGAGCGAGGAGGCCCGGGAGTGGGCCATCAGCGTGGGCCTGTTCGCCGGAAACGGCACCACCGTTGACGGCAAGCCCAACTATATGTGGCAGGACTTCCTCACACGTGAGCAGGCCGCCCAGCTCTTCTATCGGTTCGCCAAGGAACACGGGATCGCGTGATGGAAGGCGGAAAGCGCATCGCCGGAAACAGCAAGCAAGGAAAGCCGGATATGTCCCAGTTCTCGAAATGGATCGTTGCGGACATCCGGCCGCTTCTGTGGTTTGTAACGGTCGGCGGATTCGCCCTGGCCTTCTACTGTGTTAGGGTGGGGTACACCGGGGCGCTTCCGTGGATCGGCGGCATGGTTGGGCTGCCGTGGGCTGCCCATGGCGTGGTATGCAGCTTCTACCTGAATCTGTGCAAGTCGGACCACA